ATGTACATGGCGGAAATGCAATTATCATATCCCACCGTATCTTAAGCAGTTCCAGGGCATCCACCTGTAAATGCCATTCTGGATGGCCGCCGCTACACGGCTCTATGTCACAGCTATAGGCTTCATGGCCTAGTCTGTGTAACTCTATTGTTACTGCTTGCGATTCCTCACATGCTACTAAAATTCTCATATCTTTAAAAGGTTCCGTGTACACTTTCCCGGCCGGGGAACGGCTCCTTTCTTCTTCGTTTAAATGCTAATTCTGGTGTGCAAACAGCCACCATAATACCACCAGATACAATGCCCAAACCACATTATCGCACTTCCTATCCCATTGTAGTTCTTGGTACTGCATCCACTCCATGCCATACCAGACTGCGGATATTGCCATGCTTACCACCAATGCCTTAATTAGTGACAATTCCATTCCTCCTTCAAATTTCGATTTGGTTGACAAAAACATGTAAAATCTGTAAAACACGCTCATGTTAAGCAAATTATTAATTACTTAATGATAAATCTATCTAATATCTTCTGTGAAACTGGTTGATAATTCTTCCAGCTCCTTATTGTTGCAATAAAACCGGCAACTGTCACCCGGTCTTTTATATGCACCTTTATGGGTGCAGATGAGAATATATATACCTTTTGGTGGATTTCTTCTAACTGAAAATGCACAGTCAGCACACTTATTTTTCATATCTCCTGCTCCCTGTCTATCTATCATTCCTCTGTCTCCATGCTCCACTCAATATCCCATTTGATTCTCTGCCCACAGTGTCCACAATATGGATAATTTGAATTAACCCCTTCACCGCAAGATGGGCACAATCCGATATTCTCTTTGTCTTTAATAAAACACCTTTCATCCTCTGGTTTTTTTGCTATCTGTTTCTGTAGAGCTGATATGACAGCCTCAACATTTTTCAATGGTATATGTCTAAATGACTTAACCTCTTGGCATCCCATCAATTTTGCATTTTCAACTACCATTGATAAGTCTTTCACGATTCCTTCTTCAATCATCCCTCTGCCTCCTTATATGGCTCCGGCAATGGCATCCAGGCCAGCACATTCAGTTTTTCCCACCCATCAGTAAATGATACTCCGTTCCAAAATGCCCTAATCACACAGTCTGTATTTTTGACAGACACTAAATATATCTCCAATGGCTTGTTATCATATAGCGGATTTTCTTTCGGTTTTTCCGGCAGCCGCTCTTTTATGGGAATCCACTTATGTATCATCCCTTCTATTTCCTTCGGATTCACACCCGTATTCTCATAGTCCATAAGTGTTTCCCTTAGGTCTGCCATTGCCCACATAAGGCGGTATACCAATGCGGTGCGCCCATTTGGGTCATTGATACCATATTGCAGGTTGTCCACGAGGATATCATCCAATGTTTTATTGTCATCCGGCAGTTCGATTCCCTCTGCCTCGCTGAATTTGCGGATGAAGTCCCGCAAATCCATGTCTGAATCATAATCTCTGTACCATGCCCACCTGTCCTTTGCGTACATACAATTATGTGCCAGATCTATCATGTTCATTTCGCTAGCAGGTTTTTCTACTGTCAATCTTTTCATTCCTCTGCCTCCTTCATTGTTACGAATCAAGCCATTTCCACATTGTGATTCCAAAAACAATCAACATTACGATATAAACAGTCGCATCTGTTTCTACCATTTACTTAACCTCCGCTAAATGCATGCCAAATGAGTCAATTGCCTTCATAGCCTCTCCCAGGCTATCAAACACCATACCGTCATACAATATATCATCAATCCGGTACCCCAGTTCATCTCCATCGGATGGGGTTGCTACCCTCAAGGTGCAGATATCCATGCCTTTGTATTCCGTTACCTTTGCATATCTATTGCTTAAGTGCTTCATTTTCCCTCCTCCATAAATGTGTGTTTTGATTACTTGGACGCCTAGAAAAATCAGGACATATTTCAGTCCTATCATATGCCGGTCGGAGAAATGCTGTAGTCATGGGTGATGGATATTTCTCCATGTCCTTTATTGCTGCCATTCTTTGGCGTTCTGAATTGTCACTATATTGATTTTTCATTTTGTTATCTGGCAATTCAATTCCACCTTGCCTGAATGTTATCCTTGGTATCCCATGTGTAATGCATTCCGGGTATTGTTATAGTTCTAGGGCATTCATCCACATAATCAATCAACCCTATCTCTTTCATATCCCGCAGATATCCCCAGATAGTAGAGCTTGACGTATAACCAACCCCATCCCCTATTTCCCTGGTTGTTGGAGGATAATCATGCTCTAACATGTATTGCTTTACAAACACCAAGATTTTTTTATGTATTTCTTTCATTTGCTTCCTCCGACACCCAGTCTTTTACCTGTTTTAACATCAATGCATCATAATCGGTATCTCGTTGTTCAAAATTGTGAAACTGATTTTTACTGCCTTTGGCGGTCGATTCCTGCCGCTGGCTTCGTACCCAGGTCCTTACCGAGGCTTTCCAGTCCTTCATCTTGTTTTTCCCAACCATCCATCCCTTTGATGCATAAAAATCAACAAAACTCTCTGGGTCAATGCCATATCCATTCAAAGTGCAGTAATCGGACACATCCGACACCGAAGGTGGAGTAAATGTTTTTTTATTATTATCATTTACATTATCCTTTTCCTTTACATTATCCTTTTCCTTAGGTTTTGCTTTGGTTATGGTTTGGTTATCACTTGGTTTATTATAATTGGATTCTAGGTTATTGTTTGGTTCTGGTTTGATTACTGGCCTACCACCCTTGGTTCCGTTTTGGTATCTACGATTATTCGCATCAATTTGTGGTTTTGCCATTAAAAACATTGCCGATGCAACACCTGCCGATTTAGGCTCTATTTCATCGAGTCCATATTCTAATATTGCTATAAGAGATTCCAATCTTTCTTTTTCCGGCAGCTGCTTAATAGCTTCCCAGAAACTGCGATAAAATACAACACTATCTCTCATAACCCAGCTCCAAACATACTAATCTGACCGGGAATACCTTTATCTTTTTTCTTATTCCGGCTTATAAACAGCTGTGCGCCACGTTCTGCTGCCTTTATGCTCTTAGTCCTATTATTCTGGCTGACAAGCCATTTCTCTGTTTCTTGTCGTCCCTGTGCATCGTCACGGGGTATATAGTAACCTTTCCCTGTTGGCAATGTAAGAATCACTTTATCGTGCCTTAATATCTCAATGGCGGTTCGTATATCTCTATCCGATTCCCCTATCTTGGATACCAGTTCATCTCTGTTCAATGCATTCTCTTTACCTACAAGGAGCGCATTATATACCCTTGCTTGAACATCTTCACTAACAGTTCGCTTATTCTTCAAATAATCCCTCCTTTCGGGCCGGGTAAAGGAGGTTTGATAGGTCCCGGCTCAGGGTCAGAAAGTATATCGTGACATATTAGCAATCTGACCAGTAATCATTACCGTTGTATGTATCAGCCTATTGGCATTGATACTGATTTCAGTTTCCTTTTTTCAAAGATTCTTCGTATTCCTCGATGACCTTAAAAAATTCGCTTGCCTTTAACTCTTTAAATCCTGCTAGGTTGTCAAAATCACAATCTGCTTTAAAACTTGCATACAATACATTGTTTATCATAAATATTCTGCTGCTTGTCCGACCAAATACCCTAAATTCAAATGATAAAATAGGTTTGTGCGGTGATTTCAACCCTAGCGCCTTGCATTTATTAACCCATGCTTTTGCAGGTAAAGAATTTTTCTTAAACAAGCCCGGTGTATCCTTCTTAAAATACTTTCCAAACTTATCAATATCGCCACCCGTTGGACAAATGTACAACCTCTCTGCCGATTGATAATATTCATGAGTTTCAAAACCTTGCTCCTTTGCGAACTCCACAAACGCAGTATTTACTTTTTCTGACATGGCCTTATAATCTATGTACTCTTTATAAATTGGACTGTCAGTCGTTACTATGTAATACTTTTCCATCTAATTCTCCTCAAACTTGATACCATATACCTTATATTTGCTCTCAAACTCTGTCATCCCTATGTTATGCGCTTCTGTATGGTGCTGCCGGCATAGACATATTTTGCGATAATCCGAATCATCAACCTTTCTCCGGTCATTCCCCATGCCAATTGTGTCTACATGGTGTACCTCTCCATCTCGACCGCATATAGCACATTTCCGAAGTTTGAGACATGCATATAGGTAATGGCCTATATCATCGGTACGGTTAAGTGCAAAGTCCAGCAACGGTATTCCCTGTTCCAGCGCATAATCCAGCATGGTATTGATAAACTCCCTAGCAGTATCCATGGAGCAATCAGACAGGGAAAAATATCCGCATCCGGTCAGGTTGATATGTAAATACTTAAGCCATTCCTTCTCTACCTCCGGCACGTTTCCAGAATAGGCAGATATGTCATTGACTGTGGCGTAAATCTTTCGGCGCTGGTCTGCGCTTATATGTCTGCCATCGTCAAGCCATATGCTGCAACTATTCATGTGCTTCTCAATAATCGGTTCCATGAGATTCTTCCCAGGAATAAATATCTGCAAATATGTCCCCTCAGGAACCAGCTTGTATGCTGTTATATCCGCTGACTCATGCATATAATCACCTCTTTAATTCCAGGGAAGTCCACTATCCTGCATATTATCTGGAGGGGCAGGATTATCTTTAGAGGGTTTGTCCGGGGTGGACTTGAACCTTTTAATACAATCTCTATACTGAGATTCAACCATATCACTAAATTTTTCTACAGCATACAGAGAGCAGATGACCCTCCAATGTTTACCAGTCCTATCACACTCTGCTATCAAATCATTTACCTGCTCCTCGGTTAGCTTCTTTTCTTTTGAAATACTTTTTTCATTTTTTGATTCTGGAATTTGTTCGTTGTTGTATTTAGTCCGGTCTGAATCCCAATAAACATCAGCACCAATCCCAAGCTCCTTACATGCTACGGATATAGCATCTGTTGTTGCCATCTTGTAACATTCATCAGATACATATATTCCAGACTTCTCCTTTGATGCGAACATACTCCCGCCGTTCCCAGCGATTGGTTTAGACCACTCCCCATCAACCTTTATGTATAATTCAATATTTACAAAAGCTGCTATCTCATTACCTGCTGTTTCCAACCACTGCCTCGTTGGGATGTAGTACCATCCTATCCCACATGGCCCGAACTGCTCAGTAAGGACTTTTATGCGCCACATGGGGTTGATATCGGTCATACCGCTGGTACGGCCTCCCTTAATGGTTTTCTTGGCGCTATCTGGGACAGAACGAACCTTTTCGTATAAATCAAGATTCTCCATCTTTGTTCTCCTTCATCAGCGTACCAATAATATAGTTAATAGCCATTTCCAGTTCCACCCTAACATTTTTTATTGTACAAAGGCTTTTTCTGTAGTTGAGATAAGATACCATTGCAGTACCATCAATCATCTTGTTTTCCAGATTCATGTTTTATAATCTCCTTATAATGCTGTTTATGATGTTCTCTGTCCTTCTCCCTACATTTGTCACATTCTTTCCATTGTTCAGGGTCAAGGAAACATCCGCAAGAATCACAACAGTAACTATACATCCTTTTCGTTCTCTATATTGTCATATGTTCTTCCCTCTAAAATTGACCTCATTACAACTTTTGATGCATACTGGTCTGAATCCATAAAAATTAATGCTGAATTTACGCGACCTTTAAGCTCTACAAGATTTTTATACTCGCTAATACTTATTTCAACTGTTCTTTCTTCCATCTTGCAAACCTCCATAATCTCTGATATAATCAGACTGAGTTATTTTTTGTATCCGGTCGTTTAGCTCTGTCAAGCTGACGACCTTTTTTATTGGCTTACCATATCCGGTGTACCGGCTGGCATTTACCATTTTCCCTGCCCGGTTGGTTCCGTTCCTCCTGCGACTCACAGCATCACCGCCAGACATATCAGTAACATCCCGCTTAATACCATCACCGCGGCGGTCAGCCCACGGATAATCATACGGTCCTTCTGCCGCTGTGTCAGATGTGTCCTGCCAACAGGCATGTATTCAAGCTGTTTCAACAAATTTCATCTCCTTCCCGGTCAATTGCAGAAGTATCTGTAATTTTTCTATTGTCAGTTTTTCAGGGTTGGCTTTACGCTCTCTAAACGAGCTTGTACAAAAACCCAAATACAAGGCCAGCTCATTATCATCAAAGTTATTTCTTATTTTGGCTTCTTCTATCAGCAACCGGATACTGTCCTTTTGCCATTCTGACGGCTTCTTAGATTTCACTCTACTTCCTCCTTAATTTCAGTTTTGTGGATTTAATGGCTCATGGATTTTCCATGCTACAACATTTCCGTAAGTACGTCCAAACTTATCAAACCATTTATATCCATCATAGGATACAAAAAAGTATTCAAGAGTATCACTCGCTACAGCGACTTCTAATCTCCGAAGGTAATGTTCTTCGCCATCGGTCACTATCCACTCTTTTCGCTTTGGCAACCGCTCCTCCACCGGAATCCAACCGGCCAGCATCTTTCTGCCCAGAATCTCCTCCGGCGTCAGGCCGGTATCCTCATAGGCTTTCAATCTCTCGATTAATTCGCGGTATGGATTACCCTTCATGATAATTGTAGGCAATCCAGTATCGCTTATGGAATAAGCCAACAGTCTGCCTTGGTCATCAACCTTTGTTAATCGTTCCATTTTTATCTCCTTCTGAAAATTTTAAAGTTGGCGGCGGCCGGAGTCGAACCGGCACCCTCTTACTTTCCACCATGGTTATGCCAGGAATCGAACCTGGGCCTGTGTGCCACACACCGCCATTAACTCTTAAAATACTGGTAAAACGCTATTGCTATAATTATTAGTATTTCTGCAAAAACAGTGCAAACAACTCCTACTAAAAATGGATTAATGTACATCGTTTATCTCCTCCTCTTTCTCTTAATTCCCCGGCTCTTTCCGTTCTTCTTAATTCTGGCTCTCTGTCCCATTCTCTAAGTCTCCTTGCGTTCCTGTGTTGATATTGTTCAGTCCGGTGCCATCCTGGGAAACATAGTCATATGTACCCGCGGTATAAAGCCATGCAGCATTTGTGCCTATCAGCGCCGCCAACGTTACTAGGAACGCTATAAACCAATGCTTTGCATTCCTCTTGCTCTGCTCGATTACCTCTACCGCAAAATACTGCTCCAGCCTTTCCCATGTTGGCTTGTCCTTCTGGTTTTCAATGTTCATAAATATTTTCCTCCTGTGCTTGCGTAATACAGGAGAAAATGGTAAAATATTCCTGTATCCGCATTAGTTGTGTTAATGTGGTTACGGCTCCGGTTGGTGTTCGTGGCACCGCCGGGGCATTTTATAAATCTAATCTTCCGCTTCTATGAGTTCTCCATCTTTAAGCGTGTACCATGTATCTGCTTTGATGTTTACTCCATCAACAACTACCGCTTTCCAGCTGGAAATTTTATAGCTATTTTGTTCTTCTTCTGCAATAACCAAAATCGAACCTAGCCCTCCTTTTGCTTTTACCCCTTTTCCTCTTGCAACAGATAATCCGTTTTCGCCTGTTGATGATTTTCCACGACTTGTTGCTGCTCCGCTGTCCCCAGCTGTTGCTGCTCCGCTGTCCCCAGCTGTTGCTGCTCCGTAGTCCCCGGCTGTTGCTGCTCCGTAGTACCCGGCCGTTGCTGCTCCGTAGTCCCCGGCTGTTGCTTCTCCGCTGTCCCCAGCTGTTGCTGCTCCGTAGTCCCCGGCCGTTGCTGCTCCGTAGTACCCGGCCGTTGCTGCTCCGCTGTTCCCAGCTGTTGCTGCTCCTCTGTCCCCAGCTGTTGCTGCTCCGCTGTTCCCAGCTGTTGCTGCTCCTCTGTCCCCAGCTGTTGCTGCTCCGCTGTCCCCAGCTGTTGCTGCTCCGCTGTCCCCAGCTGTTGCTGCTCCGTAGTCCCCGGCTGTTGCTGCTCCGCAGTACCCGGCCGTTGCTGCTCCGCTGTCCCCAGCTGTTGCTGCTCCGCTGTCCCCAGCTGTTGCTGCTCCTCTGTCCCCAGCTGTTGCTGCTCCGCTGTCCCCAGCTGTTGCTGCTCCGCTGTCCCCAGCTGTTGCTGCTCCGCTGTCCCCAGCTGTTGCTGCTCCGTAGTCCCCGGCTGTTGTTGCTCCTCTGTCCCCAGCTGTTGCTGCTCCGCTGTCCCCGGCTGTTGCTGCTCCGTAGTACCCGGCCGTTGCTGCTCCGTAGTTCCCGGCTGTTGCTGCTCCGCTGTCCCCAGCTGTTGCTGCTCCGTAGTACCCGGCCGTTGCTGCTCCGTAGTACCCGGCCGTTGCTGCTCCGCTGTTCCCAGCTGTTGCTGCTCCTCTGTCCCCAGCTGTTGCTGCTCCTCTGTCCCCAGCTGTTGCTGCTCCGCTGTCCCCAGCTGTTGCTGCTCCGCTGTCCCCAGCTGTTGCTGCTCCTCTGTCCCAAGCTGTTGCTGCTCCGTAGTCCCCGGCCGTTGCTGCTCCTCTGTTCCCAGCTGTTGCTGCTCCTCTGTCCCCAGCTGTTGCTGCTCCGCTGTTCCCAGCTGTTGCTGCTCCGTAGTACCCGGACGTTGCTGCTCCGTAGTCCCCGGCTGTTGCTGCTTTAGATTCTATACAAGTTTTTTCAACCTTTTCTTTGGTATATTTAATTGCTGCATTTACAATTCCAGCAATATTCAGTTGCGCACCAATGCGCATCTTTGTTGATGCAATTTTACTATCATCATCGTGTCTGCTTATGTCTCCACTCTGCTCTACCTCACAATACACAGATTTTGATGGTGGATAATATTTAAAACAATCAAGTGGGTATTCGCATGCATGCATACCGCATTCACAAGCCACGGCTTTATCTTCCTCGTAATCCTTTCCCACTTCATATTGTTTATTTTTGCAGGTCATATCTTTGTTAAAACCTTTATACGATTTTATTATTTCTTCCATGTTTCCTCCTTTAATCTTGTCATTCATACCCCTCTCCTTTATAATTTAAGTACAGGCGTTGCCACGCCGAGTACATAAGAAGGAGAAATATTAAATGACATATGTGTGTCCTTTAATGAGTAGTGCAACAAATAAAGTTGAATGTACTACCCAATGCGCTTTGTTTCTAAAAGATGGTAAAAATGCTACATGCGCAATAAATATAAACGCAATCCATACTTTAGAAATTGAAAAAAAGCTTGAATTACTCAGCCGTAATAATCGGAGATAACTCATTTTCCTCAGAAGGGCCGTTCTTACTGGACGGCTCTCTGTCTGACAAATCACCTATTACCATATCAACTGTTACCCTATCAACCTTCCCATCTTCCAAAAATTCAAAATCATGCAAATCAAAAGAAATACTAACTTTTGGATTTTTGCCCGCTTCGTGAATATATGAAACAGACGAAACGCCCTTACCCATAGACTTGCCACATACTTCAAAATAAGAATGTTTTCCATCACTGACTAACCTAAACTTTGGTCCGTTCATCCTCTCTCACCTCCTACTTTGAGAAATAGAAATGATTATATTGTCATTCCTCCCCCTCTACTCTATAATTTAAATACAGGCGTTGCAGCGCCGAGTATGAAAAGATGGGGTAATCTAATGAAAGAAACTACTGTTAAAGCACTTAATCTAGCTGTTGATGATATGCTAAAACGCGAGCAGTCATCAATCGAACAATGTATTTTAAGTAATATAACCGATGATATGACACAAGAAAAAATCTTTGCAAAAATGATTCTTAATTCTCTTTCTGTGTCTGTGAAATTATCAACCCAGTCAATTTTAAGTCTGCTTGAAGAATCGGGAGTTCTTCGCCTTGATGAACGGGAAATTGAAAAGCATCTTTTAAAGCATCTTTCATCAAGGATAGAGAAGTAGAATCCTGTCGCTGGCTTTTGTGTTCAAGGTCAGCGACTCTTTTCTCCATCTGCTGCCATCGCTTTTTTGATATGTACGTTTCTATCACCTCCCGCTCTAAGAAATAAGCTTGTCAATTTTAACTTTTAAATAATCTGCAACTTTCTTTACCTTACTCACTCCTGGGTCCGTATCGTTCCACTTGCAAATGCTTCCTCTGGAAAAACCCAATTCATTTTCCATTCTAGTTATAGAAATCTTCCTTTTATCACAGATTTCCTTGACGTTGTTATAAATCAAATAAATCCACCCTCCTTTCTGCTGAAAATATTACGCATTATGTATTGACAGTCTCTTATACACATCTCCGAGCCCACGAGACTCCTGAGCATCTCGTATGCCGTCTTCTGCTTGAAAAAAAAAAACATATATAACAACAAACCTGA